TTCAGACATCTTGCTTAACTAACATAATGTGGAACATGTTATTTAAATACAAAACTGAAATGTTAAAAGAAAGTAGAAGGATGACATTATTTAATATAATGTGCATTTTTGAAGATAAGCAAACTACAACAGACCTTTTGCAAAATATCAGATATTCTTATATGTCTGTTTGTTCAGGACAGAAACCAAATGATAATCCATTTAAGATTTTGTCAAAACTTGGTCAATTTAGAAGCAGATTAGCAAGCTTTATATATCAGCATTTTAAACAAAATTTCACAATCATGAATAATTTGAGACCTAGGAGACACTTTCTGAAGCATGATAAAGAAATGAAAGATGCAACATGTTCCACAGATCAATGGGAGAATTTAAAGAATTTTGTAACAGGAAATGAGGTTGAATCTTTTGAAATTGCTTGCAACTTATCATATCTGGGAAGTTTCCATAATAAAGACGAAAGAGAGATAAACCAATCTTATTACAGCATTTATACCAAGATTATATCACAGGAGTTATTAATGAAAAAAACCAGGAAAGAAATGATGGGGTTGAATAGTGTAAATGATTCAAAAGATCTCAGAGACCACGAATTCGATGCATCAGTTGCAATATATACAGGAGATCTAATCAAAGAATCATTAAACAAGACATTTGGTGAGGATTTGTTTGAAGCAGAATTGTATAGGAGTATAAAAAAGATATTAGACAAGTCTTACTTGGAGTTTGCAACTTTCAAGGCATCAGCAGTTGAGACAAGTGATCCCAAATACGACACAAGCAAAATGCACCACAATGTTAAAGCAATTGAAGCAATAGTTGACCTTTTCATAAAAATGGAAGAATCATCATTATGCCCACTAGATCAGTTCAAGACATTGCTAGATATATTAAACAAAAAAGGTGTTTTTGCTTCAACCTTCATTAAAAATCAATTGACAGGTGTCAGAGAAATCTTCATATTGGACATTATTTCCAGGATATTGATTAATTTTGTGGAAGAAATAGGTGTTTTTATTGGGAAACAACTTGACAATGAGATGATGACAAAAGGCACTCAGAAAGCTAACAGAATGAAGTCATTCAAAACAAAAGTAAAAGCTAACATGTTCTCAGATTCAGAGGTGTTGATTTCCACAGAATCTGCTGATGCATCAACATGGTGTCAGAGATTCGTAATGAGTTACTTTTCTTGTGTTTATTCTAGATTTTTGCCCAAAGATGTTATTGTAGTGGTATCAGCAATACTCAATTGTGTCACAAACAAGAGAATTCTTTTACCTCAATGGCTTCTGACAAAATTTGTGCAATCTCCAGAAACACAAAGTTTTAAGGAGGAAATAAATGTTTTAAAGAACCAATTTTTAGGAAAATCAGAAGAAAATGATATAATAAATAAAGGGGAGATATTTTTGAAAAACAAATCAAACTTTATGCAAGGGATATTAGGGCAAACTGCAGGTATTTGTCATTCTGGGATGCAATTAATTATGAGAGAAGTTGATAACAGAATCTTGTCAATAGAAGATATTAACAATTCAATAAGCCCTTTTAGATTTGTCCAGATAGATTTAAACTCGTCAGATGATTCTACTAAGAAAAGAGCAATTATAGTGAAGAAAAACAATCAAGGATCAAAAAACATAGCAAGAGGAGTTTTAGAATTGATGAGTTTTTCATCAGATGTTGTTCTTAGGTTTTCAGGATGCAAACTTTCAAAAGAGAAATCAACTAGAGACTCAAGAGAAGGTGTAACCGAGTTCAATTCTGATTGGGATGTTGGCAATACGACGGTAAGAATGATAATTAAAATGGTTGCTGTGATGTTCAAGATGACTGCCACATTTAAAATGAATGACAGATTTGAGAAATTTTCGAATTTGAGGAAGACACTTCTTGAGTTCGGAGGTGATTCTTATCTGGTGGAAATGTGTCAAAAATTGCAATTAGAAATACATTACAATACAATTGGGAATTCAACAAACCAAATATTATTTGACACATACAAGACTTTACTAATTGAAAAACCACACCCATCTGTAGGATTTTTCTGCTATGAGCCCATTTGCATTGCTGGATTATTAGGACATGATTACGCTTTCTACAAGTTGTATAAGGAAACAAAAGAAACAAGAATGATAAACAATTTTTTCTTAAGCAAAAAAATGCTAGTGATGCAAGAAGAAACAGACATTTCAACACCAAATATAATAATCAAGAGTTCAAGAAATTTAGGGTTCATTGGTTTCAGAGAAAGAATGAAATCAAAACTGTTTATTGGTTCAGAATTTGAAAGCAAATTAAAAATTGAACAAATGTTAGAGAAAGCGAAAGATTTCAATATAGAATTTTTTTATGACATAGAAAAATCAAAGAAATTCACACAGGAAGACATAAAAAAGATAGAAAACAGCATACATCTTGGAAAACCAATAAAATTTGAAGTGGATCCTAAATTACTATATTTGGGTCCAGAATCAAGGTCTGACATGGCATTCCTGTTGAGATCAAAATCTCTGATGTCATCAGCAGAACCATCATTTATATTTGATAAAAAGAGTAGAGTGTACGCTTTATCTGC